CATGATATTTCCGATATGATAAAATGTATATGGTTTTTCCTTTGGTTGTGGTATGTGGGCGTGAATAACGTAGAACTCATTATCAGGGAACTGCCGGGAGAGAACCCTTTTACAGAATTCACTGGGAACGGCGACCTTCTTAAACTCTTTCATGATCAGACCATAATCTTCATGAACGGTCTCAGTTTCACATACAGTCATACAGAACAGGTTCTTAACACGGGATTTCGCATACTTGATATATTCAATTTGATTAGGTGTTGGAATCACAAATATCAGTCCGTGTTCAGTCTCAGGTAATGGTTTACCTATCTCACAGTATTGACCATCGGGTAGAAATAGATTTACATATTTCATCGCATGTTGTCCGATACCCGTTTTAGCATGAGGACCTATGATGATCATTTGATTTAAAGATAATCTTTCTTTTATATATAATACAATGGAAACACTACGCAAAGAGATTGAACAGGAGATGATGCGTGTTCGCATCGATAAGGGTCGCCTCTTCGACCTGCTATTGAAGATCGTCGACAACTGCGGTGCCGGTGGTTCGGGTTCCGTCGGTTCCGTCAGTTCCGTCGGTCCCGCTGGTCCAGCCGGTCCCGCTGGTCCTCGTGGTGTTCAGGGGGTCGCTGGTCCCGAAGCTACCAAGAAGGTCGTCGAACCCGAAGCTACCAAGAAGGTCGTCGAACCCGAAGCTACCAAGAAGGTCGTCGAACCCGAAGCTACCAAGAAGGTCGTCTCTTCCACCAAGAAAGCTCTCGTTAAGAAGAAGGTTGTTTCTGTGTAGGTCGTATAAACTTTATCACTCATTCCATTTTACATACATCTCAGTTATTATCACAATGTGTATGTAGAATTCAACTTCATTAAAATCTTCGTTAAAATATATATGGGAAAGAAAACCATTAAAGCTGAAGAGATAATTTCAGAAAGTGGGTTTTTGGATTTTGTTGGAGAAATCAGAGGTGCAACTGGTGTCCAATTTCAATCCCAGTGGACTAATTTAAGTGTCACAGATATTAATTATAGTTTGGGTAGAGTCGGCATTGGTGCGAACCCGGTGGATGCGAGTCTCCATGTCGAGGGAAACGTGTACGCAACCTCGAACCTTGAAGTGGTCTCGCGAATCTATTCGTGGACACCCGAACATCTAAGGTTGGTATTCTGACGAGAACACCACAGGCGACCCTCCACGTGGAAGGGAATGTATACACATCCTCCAACCTCGAAGTTGGTTTCGCCAATCTGTTCGTGGACACCCTAACATCTAAGGTTGGGATTGGGACGAATACACCTGGATATAAACTTGACGTACATGGAACGGCGAATGTTGGGGTTTTAACGACGACGAGTGTTTCAGGTGATGGTTCGGGTCTTATAAATATTCCATCTTCCGCTGTTATCGGTGGTTCCGATATTTGGATTACATCGGGTAATAACATCTCTTATACATCTGGTAATGTAGGTATCTTGACCGCCTCACCCACAACAGCCCTCGATGTTAATGGAACTGTGACGGCAACCAACTTCTCGGGTCCACTCACCGGGGTCGCGACGAATGCGACGACTGCAGTGAACGCAACGAATGTGAACATAAATGTCCAGAGTCTACTATCAGATACTCGACGAGTTATTTTCGGACCAAATGATAACTTAACTGGTAACCGTGGCTTATTCTCGGATGATCAGTTGAAATACACGGGGATTACGGGTACCCTACAATCGATCAAGTTCGCCGGTGATGGGTCAGGACTCACAAACTTGGCGCGTGTGAATATACCCGATTTGGTGGCGACGCGTGTGAAAATAGGAGTTGAGGCGGGTTTGACCGCTCAATCAGTCCATGGTGTCGCCATTGGACCACAGGCGGGTAAAACGACCCAAGGAGAAGCTGCGGTCGCTGTTGGGTATAATGCTGGTCTGACCACCCAAGGAGCCAACGCCGTCGCATTGGGTGCTAATGCTGGTCTGACCAGTCAGGCTGCTAATTCCATAGTCATTAACGCCACTGGGTTACAGGTGAACAATACCACTACTAACTCATGTGTCATACAACCTATCCGTGGTGGGAACATTACGGCGAGTGCACTGGCGTATACAGGTGCCGGCGAACTGGTGGAAGAGACAAACGTACACTTCGATACTAACGGTAGAGTTGGTATTGGTAAGACAAACCCTGGAACAGCCCTCGATGTTGTTGGAACTGTGACGGCGACTACGGTATCGGGGACCCACTTCGGACCAATTTCAGGTTCGAATACAGCCAATTTCTCGACTATCACGATCGCTGGGGGTCTTGTCACTAACACAGGTGGAGTCACAAAGAAGACCTATTCCCACAAGGCTTCCATCACTGCTGGAACTAAACCGGGTATCGCGCTAGTGTTTACAAACCATGCGTTTTCCGCTAAAATAACGGCGCATCTCATCGAATCCGATGTCGAAATGAGTGCGCTCACGATTGACGTTTCGGGTGGACGGTTAGGTGGGGCGACGGCGAGTCCCCTAAACATCGCTAAGGGAGCCACCTCTGTTTTCGGTGATACAACGTCAAATCCTTGGAGTAGTGCTGTGACCACTACTGCAACGACGGTTACTCTGACACCAACAGCAAACTTAACCGGTACGGGGCAGTACCGTATCTTCGTGGAGTACGTAACAGGAGATACTGGCGGGGGTCTCGTGAGTATAGCTGGTGTTAATATGGGGTATTAAACACTCTGTTTTTACGTGGGAGATTTATTAACCCACCACAAGAAGCCACCAAACAATGATACCAGTATAGCAATAAGTAGTCCAAATGAATATTTTTTGGGGTTTTCATCTGGTGGTTTATCTGGTAATTTCTGAACATTTGGTTTAGATGTCAAGTTTTGGAGTACTTTCCAATAGTACTAAAATCTGTGCTTCTTTATTGACGGGTTTTCTTTACATTCACTGTTGTGATTTCGAGAACCATGAACCAGCGAGCATCTGGTTGAAGGGTTAGGTAATCACCATCATCTTGTTGTTCGTATAATTTGAAATTTAGTCGTTTTATCGATATAGGATTAAAATATCGAGTTGGTGGATTGAAACTTTTCCATTGTTTATCTCGTATGACAATCCCACTCGCACCCACGAAGTGTCTTTCCAATGGTATTCTCGCTAGGAGTTGTCCACTTCGTTCGTCCAACATCTGTGCTACTTTTGGAACGTCCGGGCATACAACATCTATATATTTTGCAATGTTCGTATTAAGATTTGAATCATTCTCACCAATCTGGGTTACGTAGAAATCAACCATCTTAATCCCTATGACTCGGCTCATATCTTCCACATGTGTGTTTGACTTTAGGGTAAGGTCTAGGGAAAATGTATTATTCGTTCCATTCACAAATTCGGAATCCAAAACAACATACTGAACTTTTTTTGGTGTGTCGTCGAGCGACATTTCTAATATCACCAGAGATTATATTATGCCACTTTCTATCGGAACAAAGGCGGTTACGATCATAACCATTATGGCCGTGGGTACAGTTCTCGATACTATTAGAGTTTTTAAAGGATATAAAAAGATGACTACTAAAGTTAATAAACAATGATTTATATCCAAGCTGTTATTCAAGTTCTCATTTCTATGAGTCCTCATTACATATCCAATGTTTATACATGGGTGAAATGTGCACTATGGGATGCCCCGTACCGTTTCATACTCGATGTTGAACTTGAGAAAATATCAATTGACCGTGAACAGCACCTAAGTGGGCATGGTAGCGATGGAATATCAAACAATGACTGAATACATTCTCCCTATAAACGAACTATTCGTTTATTCGAGTGTTCCATTAGGAATCCCTGGTTTATCCACAGACGAACTTAGAATCGCCTTTCTTCAAGCGACAGCGCCTCTCTGCCCAGACGTACAACGAATCATCTGGAAAGAAGTCCTGTACTGTACAACTCCGATTACCCCCCCAGCTACTCCTACAAAATGTCGTTCGGTTTCCTACACTCGGTCGCAGCTTTCTTTACCCCGAAACCTGTTCCCATAAACGGAGAAATCATTGAAACTGTAAATGAATGCGGTGAAAAAATATACATTGAATTGGAGAGAAACTATCAAATGGAAAGACAACGGGATTTAGAAACTCTCATTACGAAGTGTAAAAGGTTATTATCCTTCGTAGAGATAAAAGATGACGTACACGGTTTCGAGAAGATGGCTTTTTTTGTTGCAAAGGTGAGACAGGCTAAATATCGTGGTGATGATATTACAGTGTTGTTTCGCGAGTATGAACAAATTGAAAAAAATATAAAAGGGAGTTCTAACTCTTTTCAAAACCTAAGTAAAATAGAGATGATGGGATAACAAGGTGTAATAAACATGGACCTTTTCCATAAAATAATGGAGCTTGTTGACAAGAACTCGGAAAATATCCCAGAGGGGGACTATTTACAGTTGTGTGATACTATCCAGGAGTTACGAGAACACGTGAAGCCGCCATCCTTTCTAGACCAAACTACCCCTATGTGGGTGAGTGATGAAACATCACAAGGACCTCCAGTGTTTCACCCAACATCTGACCGACTACCATCCGATCCTGATACAGCCGCTCAACGGGATAGAGAACAACTTCATCAACGATGGAGAGAACTTGACGATGACGAAGAGCTTGAGAACCCGGGGTTGAATCAATTTTTACGTGAGTTACATGAAGAGTGGTCTGACCCAGTTGAACCAGGTGCATACTACCCCCCACCAAGACAGGGAATGCATCAAGATGTTGAAGTAAGCCTAAGTGAATAGAAATACTTGTAATGTTAAGAAAGAATGGAAGAACTCATGAGTCTCATCGACGAAAATTCTCAATTAATACCCGAGGGTGACTACATTCGAATGTGTGAATGTATGAAACAACTCAATAAAAACCGAAACATGTTAGTCGTTACACCTGATGTCGTGAGTGAAAATTTCATAATGACATCAGATGCACTCAACGGGTGTCATAAATGGATTTCAGCTACCGATAGTCTCAGAGATGCTTTTATTGAACACGAGAAGGATCCAGATAATAAAGTAAAATTCGCAATTTTCAGACAAATACGAGAAGCTTCAAAACTTTACTGGCGTGAACTTAACGCAACATATGGGTTCGATGAACTCATGTGGTTTGTAAATCGTGGTTCAGATGCACGTAGGGATTTTAGATATTATTCTACAAAATAAAGTCATAAATTTAATATATCTAACGCCTCGGTCTGAGACGTAAAGTACGGAGGTCCCGCCACGCATGTCTAATAATACGAGGGGGTGCCGAGGGGTCTATTGTAGCTGGGGTGAACCTTGATAGTTCTTTTACTTTGAAATGTAATTTCTTGAGTTCATTTTGATATCTTTACATACGCCCACTCATTCCTAGTTGGGAACATCTCATCATCATCCATGATTTCCATGATCTTTCGTATGTGTTCCATACCTAAGTGAAGGCTAGAAATTATATTTTTCAAGAAAAAACATGGAAAACCTCCAAAACCTCATGGCATGCATCGACGAAATCGCCAGTCAGATCCCTGATGGTATCTATCTGAAGATGGCAGATCAAATGAAACGCGTTCATGACCACATGAACGGCAACAAACCGATCCACGAAGACACTTTCTATTACAGTGACGATGATTCAGAATTTGAAAGTGATGATGACAGTGACAGTGACTTCGAGGTTCCCACCGTTGAAAATCGACGGCTTCGAGAGCTAGAATACCAGAAGCTCAGAGATGAAATTTTTGGATTAGTGAAGCAGATGCACGCGGAGTACAAGGTTCTCAAGAAGTGGGACAAGGAGACGAGACGTGAATGTACCCCCATCAAGCGTATGACTACGTGGCGAAAGGGACAGGCTATCATGACCTGGTGTGATAAGACCAATAAGTTCTGGACTCCCACCCGTGATAGTAGGGAACTTGTTTGTGGTTGCACCGATCAATTCGCCTTCTGGACATGGGAGAAGCTGACGGAATACGGTATGAAGATGATCGTGTTTGAAATTGGAACCGAGGCTGAGAAGGTATCTGCGTCACGTGGGTTCATCTGCCAGGAC